ACGAAAGCCCGAGGCTCGGGAAAGACTTCACGCAAAAATGGAGGCATTGGATCAGGTTGTGAACACCATGCGTGCGGCAGCCGATTCGATTGCGTTCGAAAAAAATAGGAGCACCTAGTACATGAGTGATAAAATATATGATGCGGAAAATCCCACGAGTGGGCTTTTTCAAGCGAGAGACGCAATCGAAGATTTATTGGCCCCTGAAGAGGATAAGGCAGAAGAGATCGAAGAGGGCGTTGACCAGTCCGATATAGAGGGCGAGGTTGAGTTAGAAGCTGAGGACGAGGATTCCGAACAGGAACTCGACTCAGAAGAAGATGATGCCGATCTGGATGATGATGAATACGACCCAGATGAGGAAGAGCAAGCAGCCGAGGCTTTTACCGTTAAAGTTAACGGAGAAGAAGTCGAGGTTCAGCTAGACGAACTCAAAAATGGGTACTCACGTCAAGCAGACTACACAAAGAAGTCGCAGGCATTATCGGAAGAACGTAAATCGTTCGAGCAAGACCGCGATGCCGTACTCCTAGAGCGACAGCAATATGCGCAACTCCTTAGCGCACTGCAAATACAATTGAACAGTAGTGATGAGCAGGCTCCTGATTTTGATCGTCTTTATAACGAAGACCCAATTGAAGCAACCCGCTTAGAGCGAGAATGGAACAAACGTCAGTTTGCCAAGCAGGAACGCATGCAGGCGATACAACTGGAACAACAGCGGGTAGCGCAGGCAAACCAGCAGTATCAAACGCAAGCAATGCAGCAAGTTCTGGCAGAAGAGGTCCATCGGCTTCCCGAGGTAATTCCCGAATGGCGGGATGAGTCAACGGCAGCCACAGAACGAGAAGAGCTTCGCCAATATCTGTTAGAGAACGGCGTTGCCGAGGAAGAACTTCAATCACTCGTTCGCGCCAATCACATAAAGGTGCTTCGCAAAGCGATGCTTTACGACAAAGGCCAGTCGCGGATCAAGAAGGCTGCCAAGAAGGGCAACCGATCTGCAACCGTTAAGCCTGGAAGCAGGCAAGGCCAAGTGAAACCTCGTTCAAGGAAACTAAAAAGCGCTCGTCAACGTCTTGCAAATAGCGGTCGGCTCGAAGATGCAGCCGGCTTATTAGAATCTCTTTTATAGGTAATTAAACATGGCAATCGTTACAAACACGTTTACAAAATACTCCGCTGTGGGTATTCGCGAAGATCTGGCGAATGTGATTTTCAACATCTCTCCCCAGACCACTCCTTTCATTTCTAACATGACCAAGAAAAAGACTGTTAAGAACACCTTTTTCGAATGGCAGACTGATTCATTGGCCGCAGCCGCAGCTAACCATCACATCGATGGCGATGACTTGGCCAGCTTTACGGCAGTATCGCCTACGGTTCGTTTAGGTAACTACACGCAGATTTCTCGCAAAGACTTTGTCATTGCAGATAACTTGTCAGGCGCAATCGATGAAGCTGGTCGCCGGTCTGAAGTAGCCTACCAGCTTGCTAAGAAAGGCGATGAGCTCAAACGAGACATGGAGCACAACTTGTGCGGATTGAGTCATGCTGCTAACGGCGGAAGCGCCTCTGTAGCTCGAAAGACTGCACCTTTGACTTCTTGGTTAACCTCAAACACTAGCAATGGCACAGGCGGTGCAAACCCAACTTTGTCAGGCGGTGTGCCCAATGCTGCTCCAACTGATGGCACGCAGCGCGCGATGACTGAAGCCATGCTGAAGTCTGTTGTTCAATCAATGTATAGCAATGGAGGTGATCCTAAATTTTTAATGGTCGGTCCTCACGTTAAGACTGTTGTATCAGGCTTTGCCGGTATTGCAGCTCAACGTTACCAGGCACCTGACGGCCCTACCACAATCATTGGTGCGGCTGACGTTTATGTGAGCGATTTCGGATCCATCTCGGTTGTCCCGAACAGATTCAGCCGAGCGCGAGATGCTTATGTAATCGATCCCGACATGGTTGAGATGGCAACGCTGCGTCCAATTCAAAGCGAAGAGCTCGCTAAGACGGGTGATGCGACCAAGTACATGCTGCTCGCTGAGTACGGCCTCCAGGTAAACAACGAAGCCGGTTTGGGCGTTGTAAGAGACCTCAGCACGTCATAAGGACTGACCTATGGAAGATATCCGCAACCTAGCGTTTGACGCTGATGCTCAGATAAAAACTGATTTTATTTATGAGCAAGGCGACAGCTTAAAAGATGACAAGATCGTCATTGCAACTTCGCAAGACGTGACTGCAATCATTGAAGCAAACAAGCGGGCGGCTAACGCCGTGGACAAGCACCAGCGATATGGTGAATGGTCTAAGGTTGCGAGTATCCCCATGTCTGTCTATCACGACTTGAAACAGCAGGGCATCGTCGATGACCCTGCTCGTTTTAAACGTTGGCTTAATGACAGCGACAACAAATTCTTTCGAACTCGGGGAGGCACTGTCTAGTGGCCTTAACCACCTATGCTGAATTAAAAGCAAGCATTGCTGACTGGTTAAATCGCGACGATCTGACCGCAGCGATTCCTGATTTTATAAGCCTGGCGGAAGCAGAGTTTCAACGCGACATCCGTC